CCAGCACGTCGCGCTCCGCCGCGTCGGGCGTGCCCAACTACGCGGTGATCGACACGGCCTACGTGACCGGGGGTGACCACGCCGCCGACGACCTGCGCTCGTACCTCGCGACCGAGCTCGCGGGCGCGAAGCTCGGCGCCGACGACGCGAGCGGCAACCCCGTCACGCGCGCGCCGAACGTCACCACGCCCTCGGCGATTCGCTCGCTGATCTTCGGGCGTCTCAAGACCTACGAGGCCGACGCGATCCTGCGAGACGTGAGCCTCAACGATGCGCTGCTCGTGGTCGAGGCCGACGGCACCACGCCCGGCCGCGTCAACTGCGAGATCCCCTGCGAGCCCATCACCGCGCTGCACCAGGTCGCGGGCAACGTCCGTCAACTCGCGAGCCTCTGAGGAGCACTGACCAATGGCACGCTACTCCGCTCCCGGCGCCGTCTTCTACCGCGGCCGCCCCGTACTCGAAGCGACGTCCATCACGATGGACCTCGACAGCGGCAACAAAGACGTTGTCACCATCCTCAAGGGCCGCGCGGGTCACACCGCCGGGCCGCTCATGGCGACAATCGCCGTGGACAACGCGCTCCCCTCGACCGGCCCCGAGGTCGACTGGATCGGCCTCTGCGCGGCGCAAGATGAGGTCGCGCTCGTGTTCAAGATCGCGGGCGACAGCTACGCCTTCAAGGGCGACGTGCGCACCGCGAAGATCGACACGAAGGCCGAGGGCACGCCCAACAGCGTGAGCTTCAGCTATCACGCTACCTACGTCGGCACCGCGTGACCGATCACCTCAAAGGGTCGAAGCTCTCGCGCCTCATGGCGGGGCGCGAGCGCCCGACGCGCCGCTTCACCGTCGAGGTGGTGCGCGAGAGCGGCCCCGAGTCGCTTGCCCTGGCCGTGCGCACGCTCTCCGCGCACGAGCAGGAGCAGGCGCACGCCGAGGCCATCAAGTGGCTCGTGGGCACGGGCGGGTGGCAGCGCGAAGACCTCATCGGCGACGCGGGCGACGCGGTGCTGAACCTCGAGGTGATGGTGCAGATCCTCGCGCGCGCCCTCGTCGACCCCGACCGCACCGATGCGCCCTTCGCGGCCGACGCCGCGGAGCTGCGCCGATGCTTCGACGTCGACGAGGTGCGCGCGTGCTTCGACGAGTACACCGCGCACGCGCTGGAGCGGTCGCCGTTCCGGCATCTCAAGACGCTCGCAGAGGTGCGGGAGGTAGCTGATGCGCTGGGAAAAGGGCTGACGCAGCCGACCAGCTTGCAGCGCTTCGACACCACTACGCTCAGGCTCATCATCACCTCACTGGTCGACCGGGCTGCGAGATGGACGACGCCGAGCTCCTCGGCCACTACGCCGCCGATCGACTCGCCCGCCGACTCCTCGCCGACCTCGACGGCGACGACGCCCCGAGCGATGACGCTCGACGACTCCGAGACGCCCTGACCCGCTGAACCATGCCCCGCGCAGTCCTACAGATCGACGCCGACACGAGCGGCCTCCTCGCAGCCTTCGCCGCCGTCCGTGGCGCCGCGAAGGCCGCCGAGGCCGACGTGAAGGCGTCAATGGGCAACGCTGTCCGCGCGTCGACCGCGGGCTATCAGCGCACGGGCCGCGTGGCGCGTGACGAAGCCGCGCGTACCGCACGCGCCGAGGAGCAGGGCGCGCAACGCTCGCTCGCGGCGTTCGTGCGCAGCGAAGACCAGAAGCGCCGCGCGCTCGCCATGACCGCGGCCGCGCGTCGACGCGCCGAGACCGACGCGACGAAGTTCGCGCAGGACGAAGCGCGCAAGCGTGGCCTCACGGGCGAGCAAGAGGCGCGCGTGCGTCAAGGCGCGCTCGAACGCTTCACGCGGCAGTACGAGAGCGCCGAGAAGCGGCAGACGGCCATCGCGCAGCGCGAGCAAGCTGCGCGCTCGCGACAAGGCAGTCAGATCGGCACAGGGCTCCGTCGCGGGCTCAACGTCGGGCGCGACGCTGCGTTCAACGTCGCCCGCGAGGCGCACTCGCAGATCCAAGACGCGCGGCAGCGTCGCGCCGCAAGCGAGCACACGCTCAACGCGGCGTTCTTCCAAGCGGGCATCGGCGGCAACGAAGCCGCCGCGATGCGCTCACGGCTTCAGCGCGAGATCGCCACGGGCGGGCTGCGCGGGCTGTCGATGGAGGACGTCGCGGGCGGGCTCATGGAGGCGCAGACGCAATCCTCCGTGCTCACGGGCGCGAGCCCCGCAGAGCGCGCGCAGCGCTTCAACGACCAGATCGGGCTGATGCGCTTCGCGCGCAACACGTACCAAGACCCGTCGGAGGTGCTGCGCGCGGGCGGAATGCTCTCGAAGCAGGGCATCACCGGCGCCGCGCAGATGGACGTGTTGCGCAACATGACCGGCATGGCGCAGGCGGGCTCTATCGAGCTTTCGACGGTGATGTCGACCGCGCTCGGTCCGATGATGGCGAACATCGCGCGGTCGACGTCGAGCGGTCAGACGCCCGAGGCGCGCGCCGCGTCGGTGCGCTCCGCTGTGCTCGAAACGATGGCCGTCGGCGAGCTCACGTCCGCTGGCGGTCTCACGCCGCGCCACGCGCTCAACGCCCTGGCTGCGCTGCGGACCGAAGTTACGAGCCCCGTGATGGCGGGCCGCGTGCGGCAGCGTCTCATCGGCGAGGGCCGCACAGAACTCGCAGACCGGCTCACCGCGCAGGACTCGCAAGGACGCGTCACGCTGCGCAACCAGAGCGCCGTTGGCTTCGTGTCCGATCTCATGCAGGGCATGGGCGGCGACACGAACGCGGTGACGAACCTTCTCCGCTCGGGCGGTTCTCGCAGCGCTATGGTGCTCGGGTCGCCGGTGCGCACGCTTATCAGCGCGCTCGCGTCGCAGGGCTCGGGCGGTCGCACGATCGGTGAGAACGTCGCGCGTATGCAGGCCGAGGGGTCGACCTTCGGCATGGGCGACGTGGGCCGCGGCGCTGCGATGGTCGACGCCGAGCAGCAGACCGCGCTCCGCGCCGCAGAGGCGACGCGCGACAACGCGCTGACCGACAACACGAGCGCCATCGTCAACCTGTCCAACCAGTTCGCGACGTGGTCGACGTCGAACCCGATCACATCGAGCGCGATGCAATCGGGCGGCGGGCTCCTCGGCGGCATCCTCGGCGGCGCGACGTTCTCGCGCATCGGCACCGCGCTCGCGGGTACGAGCGTCGGCGGGCTGCTCACGGGCGCTACGTCCATCGGCGGCACGCTCGCAGCGGCGAAGGCCTCGGGGCTCGCGGCACTCGGCGGCATGGGCGGCATCGGCGCGACCCTCGCGGGCACCGTCGGCGCAGCGGGCGCGGGCACCATCGGGGCTGTCGTCGGTGCAGGCGCGGCCCTCGGCGGCGGCGCGGGCACGCTCATCAACCGCGCGCTCTACAGCGACACGACGGCCACCGACACGAGCGGCCGCACTGCGCGTGAGGCGGGCGGGCAGGCGGCCTATACCAACGTCTTCAGCGCCGACATGTGGCGCGGGTTCTCGACGTCGGTCTCGCAGGCCGTTCGCGACGGGCTCAGCAACGCCACCGTCACCGCGACCGTGGCGCCCGTCGACGCCGCACACGCCGCCTCGCAGGCTCCCGCGCAGGGTGCTGTCGCACGATGAGCGACTACCTCAAAGACCTCGCAGAGTTCTCGTACGAGGGCATCCGCTTCCCCGCGCAGGCCGCGGAGACGATGGGCGGCAACGACTTCGTCAAGCACGTTGCGTATCGCCGCCGCGGTGCTGACGTGGAGTACACGGGGCAGCGCGCGTACAGCGGCTCTTTCACCATCCCGCTCGTGAACTCGCCGCAGCTCGTGGCGCGCTACGGCGACCTCGCTTCGGGCGTGCGCTACGACCTGCTCAACGCGTTCGAGACAACGCCCATCGGGAGCCTCCAGCACCCGACCTACGGGCTCCTCACGGCCGCCATCGAAGAGTGGTCGGAGCCCATCGACGCGGGCGTGCGCAACGGCTTCGTATGGACCGTCAAGTGGAGCGAGCACAACGCGACCGCGGGGCTTCTCCTCGGCCCTGATGGCGCGCTACCTACGGACACCGACGCCACCGTCGAGACGCGCGCGGAGACCGCTGACACCCTCGGCGCGAGCGTCGCGGGCTACCGCCCAACGGCGCCCACGATGCGCTCGCAGATGACGTTCCGCGCGTCCGCGCCGCGGAGCTACACACAGGTCAACGACGCGTTCCGGCAGATGGCCGACGTGGTCGCGTTCAACCTCGCGCTCCCCGGCATGGTTGGCCCCTCCTCGAACGCCGCAACGCGCGCGCTCCTCGACCTGCGCAGCGCGATCGACGATCTGCGCGGGCGCTACGTCGTCGGCGACGGGCGGCGGCGCTTCTACACCGTGCCCTCGGGGATGGCGCTGTGGGAGGTATCGCTCGCGGTCTACGGCACCGCCGCGCGCGTGCGTGACCTCCTCGGCGCGAACACGATCACCGACCCGCTCGCGGTCCCCGCGGGCACCGTCGTTGTGGTGCTGCCGTGACCGTCGCGAACGACCCGCGCGAGCACACCGTCGACCTCGTACTCGCGGCCTCGGGCCTCGCGCCTGACGTGTGGGATGAGTACGCAATCACGATCGACATGCTCCAGCCGGGCAACGCGTTCACGTTCGGGCTGTGGTCATCGGAGACGAGCGGCACCACCTGGGACGCGCTTCGTCGCGGCGTCAAGGCGCTCGACTCCGTCGTGGTGGGCATCGACGGGGCGGCGCAGCTCAACGGTCGCATCGAGAAGATCGAGACCGGCGCCGACGGCCACGGCGAAGCGCGCATGGTCATCTCGGGCCGCGACCTCGCAGGCCCCGCGCTCGACTGGGACGCCGACCCGACGCTGACGCTCACGGGCATCCCGCTCGAGCAGGCGCTTCAACGCGTCTTCGCGGGCGTCGGGCTCCCGGTGCGCATCACCACCGCCGACGCCGCGCGCGAGACCACCACGCGACGCAGCCACGGCGCGCGCGGCACGGCCACCGAAGCCGCCGCGTCGAGTCGCCCAGCCGCAGGCCTCACGCCCGCGCTGCGCGCTGCGCTCGGCGAGGCTGCTGCGCTCCCGCTCGCATGGAACGCCGAGAGCATCGCCGCCCGCAACACAATCGCCCTCACGCCGCTGACGCCGCGCCGCTCGGCTGCGCGGGCTCGCGCGAAGGCGATCAAAGACATCATCATCCCCGAGGCGCACCCGAAGCCCGGCGAGCGCGTGTGGGCCTTCGCTGAGGCCATCTGCGCGCGCATCGGCGCCCTCATGTGGACGGCGCCCGACGCACAGACGGGGCTCACGATTGTCGTCGACACGCCGAACGACACCGACCCCGCGACCTTCGTGTTCGCGCGGCGCATCGTCAACGGCGTGACCGACCGACGGAGCAACATCCTCGCTGGCGTCGAGACGATCGACGCGCGCCCCGCGCCCACGAGCGTCACCGTGTACACGGGCTCGGATCGCGGCGACAAAGTGAGCGTGCGGCAGCGCGCCGTCGCCACGAACACCGCGCTCACGGACGCGCGCGTGACCCGCGGGCTCGTGGTGGCCGACCCGCCGCCGCAGCCCCGCCACATGCGCTCGACGCGCGCGAAGACCCTGGCTCGCGCAGAGCAGGAGGGCCGCCGCACCATCCTCGACGCGATGCGCGCGTTTCGCACGTACCGCTTGACGGTGCGCGGCCACGGGCAACTCGTCGGCAACGTCCGCACGCTCTACGCGGTCAACACCGTGGCCCGCGTGTATGACGACCTCTGCACGAACGCCGACGGGCAACCGCTCGACGAAGACATGCTCATCACGCGCGTGACCTTCAAGCGCTCACGCACCGCTGGCACTGTGACGGAGCTTTCGCTCGTGCCGCGCGGCGCCCTCGCGATGGAGCCCGACGATGTTTGACCAGCTCCTCGACTTCGTGAAGCTCTCGCGCCTCACCGTCTCGACCGCGCGCCGCGTGCTCACGGCGCAGATCACCGGCGCGGGCGACGCAGGCGACGACGCAGCCGCGGAGACGCTGTCGAGCGTCGAGGTGGTGCAGCCGCTCGGGCTCCTCGCGTACCCGACGCTCGGCGCTACGACGGAGGCACTCATCGCGCGCATCGGTGACACCGCTGTCGCGCTCGGGCTGATCGACAAAGGCGGCGCCGCGCAGGCCGTCGAGGCGGGCGAGGTGCGGCTCTACGGTCCAGGGTCGCAGAACGCGACCGCCGTCGTGCGCATCCGCGCCGATGGCAGCATTGAGATCACCGCGAAGACGGGGCTGAACGTCATCGTCACGGCACCCGCCGCGGGGGCGGTGGTCATGCAGGACGGCTCGCAAGCGTTCGTGCGCGGCGCGCAGTACGCGAGCGCCCTGACAACGTATCTCACGGCCGAGAGCACCCTACTGACCGCGCAATCGGTGTTCCTCGGGCTGCTGTCCGCATACGCCGTCACGATCCAACCGATCGCGGACCCGGCGAACGTCGCGACGCCGATCCTCACGGCTGGAATAGCCACGCTGCAAGCGGCTATCACGGCGCGAACTACGAGCGTTTCGACGTTCGCTAGCACTGCCGTCAGTGCTCCTGCCGGGTGGCTCTCCACGAAGGTGCGCGGGCAATGACGCTTTACGCCTACACACGACGCCGCGACCCGACGACGGGCGAGGTGCTCTTCGCGGGCAACAACTGGATCGAGTCGCCCGCGCCGCAAGCTGAGCGCGTGCTGATGATCCTGCGCACGCCCAGCGGTACGTGCCTCGTGGATCCGTCGCTCGGCGTCGAGTGGTCGCGCGTCGACAAGCTCGGCACCGGCGCCGCGTCGACCGCGCGCGACGTGATCCTCGCAGCGCTCGCGTTCGTCGTCGCCGCGGGTGACATCACGGCCCTCGTGGTCTCCTGCGAGGTCGACGTGCAGCGCGGGCTACTGCTCTACGATGTCTCATTCACAGATCCGCGCCTCGACCGGCGCGCACGCATTCGCGGCGAGGTGTAGCGGTGTTCGTCGGACGATCCAGAGACACGATCCGCGATGAGCTCCTCGCGTACCTGCGCGCGGAGTACACCGCCAACAGCCGCACGCTGCTGACCTCGCGCGGGAGCGACGCCTACCTCGGCGCGTCTTCGCTCGCGGTCGTGCTCGAGGGGCTCGAGGCGCAGGCCGAGCAGAACGCGCGCGACATCCTCCCTGACCAGGCGAGCGACGAAGCCGTCGCGCGTCACGGCTACGTCTACGGCGTCGACCGCCGTACGGGCGTCGCTGCGCGCCACACCGTCACCGTCACGGGCACGCCGTCGGCGACGATTACGATTCCCTCGGGCTCCGCGTTCGCGTGGACCGACGGCACGCTCTACGCGGTTACGTCCACCAGCGTCACGCTCTCGGGCGGCGGCTCGGGCACCGTGAGCGCGAGCGCCACCACGACGGGCGCGGGCACCACGCGCGACGTGGGCGACGTGCTGACGTGGGTGTCGGCGCCGTCGGGTCTCGACCCCACCGGCACGGTCGCGAGCGTCGTCACCACGGGCGCCGATGCTGAGACGGTGCAGGCGTGGGCGCAGCGCATCGTCGATCGGTTGCGCTACCGCCCCGGCGCGGGCAACGCCGCCGAGTGGCGCGAGTGGTGTCTGTCGTACCTGGGCCTCGACGTGCGTGATGCGTACGTGTACCCGCTGCTCGCGCCGCCCGTGTCGTACCCCGGCGCGGGCACCGCGGGCACGCTCGGATGCGTGACTGTCGTGCTCGTGGGGCCGCCGCAGGGTGACAGCCCGTCGAACACGCGGCTACTCGGCGGCGTGTCGGGGGCGCTGCTCTCCGAGGTGCGCGAGTACATCAACGGCACGCGCACGATTCTCGGCCTCCCGACGTCGAGCGGAACACAGCTCCGCAGCGTGGGCATCTCGACGGGTGACACGTCCATCGAAGCCGTCACCGAGGACACGCAAGACGCCTTCGCGACGGTGACGGTGAACGCCGCCAACGCCTACGGCTTCGCGTCGCCCGCGACGATCCACAGCAGCAGCACGACCACGTCGCTTGTGCTCACGGGCGACTACTCCGCGACGGGCATCGACCTCGCCTCAAAGGCTGCGCTCGTGAACGTGGGCACCACCGTCTACCGCGGCGGCTACTACCGCGTTGTGCTGCCCACGGGCACCTACAACGGCGGCACCGGGCGCACGACCTTCAACCTCACCGCGACGCCGCTTCCGGCGAACCCGGCGACGCTGACGCTCTACCCTGCGCCCGCCAACTGGAGCGCGCTTCGGCTCGCGGCGTTCGCCTACTTCGACGCCCTCGGCCCCGGCGACACGAGCCCCGCGGCGCGCTTCCCCGCCGAGGACAGCAGCGCCCGCGCGACGCTCTACACGCAGGCGCTCTCCGCGGCGCTCATGGCCGTCCCCGGCGTGCTCTCCGCCGAGGTGACAACGCCCGGCCTCAACGTCACGCCCGCGGCGAAGGCCGTGCTGACGCTCGACCTGTTTCTGGTGTCGCAGTGACCGCGCTCTGGCAGCGCCGCGCGAGCGACGTCGCCTACGGGCTCCCGGTCCCGTCGGACTACGGCTGGGCCTTCGCGCGCGCCGTCGACCCCGGAGCCGCGTCGCTCGTGTCGGCCGTGCTCCTGCGCGACGGGCTCGTGTACCTCATGCGCGCGAGCACCGTCTACGCGGGCCGCTACGAGCTCGACGGCGCGACGCAGGGCTCGGCCACGGGCGCCGCGTCGAGCGTAGCCAACCGCGCCGCGGGAACGCCGCTCGCGGTGTTCCTGAGCGAGATGAACTTCAGGTGGCGCGCGTGGGCATCGACGCGCATCGCCGACCTCACGAACGCGGGCGGCGCGGCCTACGGCGGCCCCGTGTGGGAGGCTGCGAACGGCGCGCTCGCCTCACTCGAAGCCGCCGCGATGGCGTGGGCATGGGAAGCGATCTGACCTAGGCGCAGCGGAAGCCGCCAGCGTAGCGAGCGCACGCCCCGCCCGGGCCGCACCACCGCGTGCACGACCCGCACGACTCGGGCCGGTCAAGCCGCACCTCGCAGCCGTTCACCGGGTTGCCGTCGCAGTCGGCGAAGTTCGTCGGGCACACGTCCACGCACTGCCCCGACTGGCACGAGGGCACGCGCCCTGACAGGACGGTGCCGCACTCCGTCACGACGGTGCACGGCCGATCGCCCTCGACGCGCGGCGCATCGCTCGCGACGTCGGAGAGTGGCGCCGCGTCGCCCGCGGGTGCTACGTCGGGCACGCGCGCGACGTCTTGCGGTACCGCCGTCGAGGCCTCGGGCGCAGCGTCGACGGACACCGCGACGGCGGCCTCCTGCGGCGCCTCGGGCGCGTCTTCGCTCGCGGTGGCTACGTCCGCGCTCACGACGTCGCCCGCCGCGTCTGGCGAGGCGCTGACGGGCTCCGCGGAGCCACAGCCGAGAGCCACGAGCGAGAGCAGCGCAAGGAGAAGAGCCTTCATGGTCGCGCACGATACGTCACGAACGCCACCGGTGTCACAATGCCCTTGACTGCGCCGCAATCGCTCCCGTCCGCGAGCAGCGACGCCGCGACCCTCGCGCGCCAGCTTTTGCGCCTCGTCGGCCCCGGCTGGCAAGCGCCCGACGGCTCGAACAACGCGGCCGACGCGCTCGCGCGCGGCGCGACTCTCGCCGACTCGCGGCAGATGCTGCTTGACACGGCGCTCGAAGCGTTCCCTTCGCTCGCAACTGACCTTCTTTCGGAGTGGGAGGCGCTGCTCGGCGTGCCCACCGACGACACGCTCCCCGATGCCGACCGGCGCGCGCGCCTCGCGGCCTACGCGCGCTCGCAGCTCGGCGGGTCGCCGCAGGCCATCGCCGCCGCGGTCGAGGCCATCACGACGGCGTGCGCGGTCGAAGAGACGACGGCCGCAGAATGCGCCACTGCGCTCGCCACGGCACGCGACGTGTTCCGCTTCGCCGTCGTGGTGCCCATCGGCTTCGTGCAGATCGCGTCGAAGAACGCCAACGTGCGCGCCATCGTCGACCGCATGAAGCCCGCGCACACGACCTACACCGTCGCGAACGCCGTCGGCTTCTATTGCGACGGCTACCTCGACACGTACCTCGACACGACCGCCCTCGACAGGTGACGCAATGGACCGCATCACAACGTACAGCCCCAACCAGATCGTCACCTCGGCGCAGCTCAACAGCATTCAGGACCAGGCCGTCGGCGCCCTGGCCCTCGCGACGGGCAACCTGTCGACGGTCGACCCCGGCGAGCGCGTGATCCATTGGGAGAGCGCGACCGACATCGCCACGAACACGGTCACGCTCATCGACGGCGTCAACGTGTGGACTGACTACGTCGTGATGTGGGCGCTCAACGTGAAGGGCGGCGCCAACAGCCAGATCGGCGGCGCCGATGATGCCTCATGGCGGGGCACCGTCACGATGGGGCTCGGCTACTTCGGCCTCGGCGCGAAGAACGGCGCCGGGACGCAGGTGAGCGTGGGCAACCCGCCGGTGTCCTTGAACGGCGTCTCATGGGCCGTACAACTCATCGCGGACCTGTGGGTCTACGTCGACCTCTTCGACAGCTTCAAGCTGAAACTCTTTAACAACACCGGCAGCGCCCTTCGCACGCCGTACATGCGCCTCTCAGGCACCGAAACCAACAAGCGCTGACCCTCGCGCCGCACGCGCGGCGCTCACACACCACGCACCGGAGATCATCATGGGAAACCCCTCTTCTTTCGTGTCCGCGGCCTCGGTCGACGACGTCAACACCTTCACCGCCACGCAGACATTCACTGCCGAGGTCATCCTCGCGGGCGGCTCGCTGCTCGCGGGCGACGTCCAGGTCGACGGCACCGACGCGAGCGGCACGCCCGGCGCGGCGACGATCAACAAGCCCTCTGGGACTGTGGCCGTCGCCATCGGCGCAGCGAGCGTCACCGTGACCAACAGCCTCGTCAACGCGAGCTCGCGCGTGTTCGCGACGCTCCAGTTCGTCGACGCGACGCTCACGACGATTCGCACCGTCGTGCCCGGCTCCGGGTCGTTCGTCATCACCGGCAACGCCAACGCCACGGCCGCGACGAAGGTCGCGTTCTTCGTCATCAACGGATGATCACCGCACGCACTGTCACCACTGCCATGGAGGGATCCCGATGAGCGGCGGCATTCAGCAGTACCTCGCAACGGCGACGCTCCCCGCGGGCGTGGCGACGCCCGTCGATATCGCGATCAACGGCGCGCAGAACTGGACGCTCGTCGTCCGCAACACCGGCGCGACGAACGCCGTCACCGCGCTCACGATCGCCGTGTCGCCGCTCGGCACGCTCTTCGAGGCGCCTGCGTCGATCACGGTGGGAATCCCGCTCGCGGCTGGCACGTCCCTCGCGGCCATCGTCGGGTCCAATGAGCCATGCCTCACGGCACGCCTCACGGTCACGAGCACGAGCGGCACCACTGTGTCTGTCGAGGGCGTCGGCCGATGATCACCTGCGGAACGCAGATCGTCAGCGGCAGCACCGGAGGCGGCGGCGACCCCCCGCCTTCGGGCACGGGCGTCGTCACCGTCTCGTCGGGCGCGTTCGTCGACCCCGTCGCGTCGGCGTCGACCACGCGCGCGACGCTCGGGCTCGGCGGCGCGGCTGTGCTCGCGGTCGGCACCAC